AAAGCAAACATTACCACTATCATCATCAACTCCAAACAGATGGAATTAGTTGTTCTTTATTGTTTATTCGTAAGGATTTGAAAGATAAGAAATGGGGGTCAAGAGTTCCTACTTTACAAGAACAAGATTTTCATAACATAGAGGATTTATCCATAGAACAACTCAAAGAAGTTGCCCCTCGTAATATTGTTGGGTGTGATCCAGGAAAACGCAGTCTGGTATATATGATGGACGACAACGGAAACAAACTCCAATATACAGCACCTCAAAGGAAGCGTGAAAGCAAGGCAAAGACAAATCAACGAATATTATTGGTGGAAAAGAAACGAAACAATATCATAGAAAAAGAAACTCATTTGTCCTTTCAAAATAGTAAATCGGTTGATTATGATAAGTTCAAAGAGTATTTAGTAGAAAAGGATAAACTGAATAAAGAAACATTAGATTTCTACCAACGAGAAGTTTGGAGGAAAATGAAGTTTCGTCAATATAGTTATGGTAAGAAAAGTATGGATAAGTTTCTTAATAAAATCAAAGAAACCTTCGATGACAACATTCTTATAGGATATGGTAATTGGAGCAGAAGCACCCAAATGAAACATTTTATGCCTACGCTCAATAAAGGATTAAGAAAGCAAATCCACCATAAATATGATACAATTACCATAAACGAATGTAATACAAGTAAAAAATGCTGTGAATGTAATAATGATTTATCTTATTACAGACATAGTAATGGAAACAAGCAGTTCCGTCTTTTAGTATGTTCTGGATGCGTGAGACCCCAAGTCAAACAAACCGTATTCAAGACAAGAGACGCAAATTCAGCAATCAACATAATGAACTTAACAAAGTGCTGGATAGATAAGCAAGAACGCCCTGCGTGTTTTCAAATTTCGTCTTTCACCACATCTAATATACAAAAAGAAGTGGAAAAAGTTAGACCATCGTAGGTGAAATTCCTACTATTGATTTTACACTTTTTGATTATTTTTTTATGTCGTGAAAACGGCGTTTTAAATCTTCAAGGGTGTAAAAAGGTGTTATTATAGTATGTTACTGTCAATATGAAAACTAAATCAATAGCCCGCTGCATTAATGGTGAAACGCAGGATAATTCACGCGTTAAATATACATTTTTTAATCCTAATTCTCAACTACCTTTTTCTGGTAATATAAGAAATTTTTATGATGTGAAAAAACAGTGTGAACAGGCCGATAATTCTACATATAAATTTGGTAAAAGTAAATTATAATAGTACACGGTTTGTGTAATTAGTCAAATAAAAAATAGTTAAATTACAGTAAAACGATTGAAATATTAGATTAATGTGGGGTTTCTTGTTCCTCCTTTGCTATAAACAGGCAGCGTGTAATCAATTTGATATTTTTTACAACCATAAGTATTGGCGTGGTCGTTTAATAGTTCATTTGAATATGTAGCGAGGTTACCAACTTCTGTTTCGAATTGTATACATAATTCAGCCGTGAGCGAACCTAATTGTAGTTTACCGTGCATTGAAGTTCGATCTAATTCCTTCAATTGATCAAGAAATCTGTATAAAATGTCAGTCACCCCCTGTATTTGAAGTTGAAGAACATTATGAATGTCTTGTTTCTTAATAAAAGCCTTGTCTCGTCGAAGAATCATGCTTTTAAAAACTTTTTCTGAAATCTGTTTACCCAAATATTTAATCCGTAAGTCTTGGTTGTTTACAACGGTGTTTGTGCGAAATGAACGAATTTCATAATTGGCCAGATGGACTGTTTTTCGAACTATACTCTCTATTTTAGAGTAAGCAGACAATAAATACGACTTATTTGTGTTATTTTCTAAACTGTTCGCATATGTTTGAACATATCGTCTCAATAATTCTACATTATGATAATCGGCTATATTCCGGTTACACTCAAAATCACCGGGGTTACGATCGTTGTTACCGGTTTGTCTTCTCCATTCATAATAATGAGGGTTATGAATATTTTGTTCTATTCTACCGGTTCGCCAAGAAAAGCCGGTATGGCACTGTGTGCACCACATTTGATCACAACCAACAAGTTTGTGAATCGGAACCGAACAGGTTGGACATGGCTTTGTATCATCTCTAAGTAGTGTGGCAGTAGCTATGTCATCGGGATTACAAGTATGTTCAGCATCTCGCGTAAACCCCTTAATTTGGTTACATTGATGACACGTCCACTTATCGCACGCACCACATTTCCACTGACTGCTTAAATATCCCCTACAGGATTCATCTGAACACGCGCGACTGGTAGTAGTTGTAGTGGATTGCATATTCGTAGCCAATAGTGGTGTCAATTTCGCCCTAAGCTCTTTTTCTCTTCGAACGATTTTTATTCGTTGCTTTTCTAATAAGCTAAGTTCTTGCCGAACGATAGTCTCCTGTTTTTGTCGTTCAAACTCTGGCATAGTGGCCGGTAATAAAGCCTTTTCTTTTTCAAATCCCACTTTTTCGGTCATTTGTCGCCATTCATTTTTAATCCAATTATCTGGAAACATATCCACAATGAATTTTCGAGACCACTGTTTTCGACATTCAAAAACACCGTCTGGTTTCTTTGTCATATTCATACATACATTATCCCCCTGGTCTAATATGTATGTTTTACAGCAGGTTAAACACGCAGAGAATGAACAATAGGGACACGATACACATTTATTAACCGTTTTCTCCCCAATCGTAAAATTTTCAGCGCAAATTAAGCAATCCATATTGTATAGTTGTTATCGTTACTATATCAGGTAATAAAATATCAATTTTTCCTTATATTCTAATAAATAAATCGCGACTAAGCATAATAGATTTACATAAACAACTTAAATGTTTGATCACACCATATATAGTATGGTTAAACTGTGTAATGATAAATATCAAAATAATGAGTACGATACAATTTTTGACTCATACTCATTTCCATTAAGTGATTTTCAAAAATATGCAATTGAGGGGATTGTAAAAGAACAACACGTATTAGTAACCGCACATACTGGTTCAGGAAAAACATTACCTGCCGAATTTGCAATTGACCATTTTTTTAAGAAAAAGAAAAAAGTGATTTATACAAGTCCAATTAAAGCACTTTCTAACCAGAAATATTATGATTTTTGTAATAAGTTTCCTCATATTTCATTTGGTCTATTTACTGGCGACATAAAGACAAATCCAGAAGCCGATGTGTTAATTATGACAACAGAAATTTTAATGAATTATTTGTTTGTTCAAAGTCAACAAGAAGTCCGTAATGTAGATTTTCAGATCAATATTGAAAATGATTTAGGCTGTGTTGTTTTTGATGAAGTGCATTATATTAATGATATGGAACGAGGACAGGTGTGGGAAAAAACCATTTTAATGTTACCGGATCATGTTCAAATGATTATGCTATCCGCAACTATAGATAATCCAGAAGGGTTTGCAAAATGGTGTGAATCGTCTGGGTCAAAAGAAGTATATTTATGTAGCACTGCACACCGAGTGGTTCCTTTACATCATTATGGGTTTTTTACAACGATTGAGCATTTTTATAAAGAAGTAGATAAAAACACCGCACAAAAGGTAAAGAATAGTGTAAATAAATTGATTCCGTTACAGACCGATAAAAATGTATTTCAAGAAGATGGGTATAATTTGCTTCGCGAATTGACACAGATGCATCGAAACAAACGGGTACATATTAAAGTGCAGCATGTATTAAATACGTTGATCACTCATCTAAGAAATGATAATAAATTGCCAGCTATTTGTTTTGTATTTTCAAGAAAAAAAGTTGAATCGTATGCACAGATGATCACTATTTCATTGCTTAATGAGGAGGATGAACCAATGAATGTAAGAAAAGAGTGTGAAAAAATAGTAAGACGGCTTCCTAATTTCCAAGAATATATGGAGTTGCCCGAATATAATATATTGGTTTCTTTATTGGAAAAAGGCATTGGAATTCATCATTCTGGTATGATACCTATTTTGCGCGAAATAGTGGAACTTATGATTACAAAGAAAAGAATTAAGTTGTTATTTGCAACCGAGTCGTTTGCAATTGGTTTGGACTGTCCTATTAAAACAGCCGTGTTTACGGATTTAAATAAATTCGACGGACACTCGTTAAGAAACCTAAAAGCACACGAATACACACAAATGGCAGGAAGAGCAGGAAGACGAGGATTGGATAAAATAGGACATGTTGTTCATTGTAACAATTGTTTCGCGCTTCCCTATCATCACGAATACACATCAATAATGAATGGAAAACCACAACAGCTCGTGTCTAAATATCAAATATCATATGGTCTTATATTGAATTTATTGAAAAATGGTGTTCAAAAAGATTTTCACACATTTTCTATGAAATCAATGATGAATAATGAAATACTATTATCTGTTGAAAGTAAAAAGAAGGATTTACTCGACGCTGAAAATAAAATACAAGGATATGAAGAACAACTTCGCGCATCGAAAACTCCCGAGAATGTGTGCAACCACTATATAGAGCTACAAACGAATCTAAAAAGTTATAAAAATAAGAAAAGGAAAGAGGCAGAACGGCAAATAACGCAATATGAAGAAACATATCAAACTATTAAAAAAGACGTCAATGTGTATGATTTAATTGAGGAGTGGAAATCTGCATTAGGTAATATAAACGGCGACCTGTATAATACAACACATTTTATTGAGCATCAAACAATTTGTATTTGTGCTATTTTAATAAACAATGGCGTTATTGAAAAAGACGATAATCATACTTATAACTTGACAACAAAAGGGGTAGAATGTAGTTCTATTGCTGAAATTCATCCGATTATTTTGGTGGAAATGATGCACGAGTGGGATTATTTTGCTTCTTTTACGACGACTCAACTGATTGGACTGTTATCTTGTTTTACCGATATTAAAGTGTCAAGCGAAGAACGTCTTGATCGAGTTTCTTGTAAAGATAATGTTCTTAATAAACATATTCAAGAACTTCAAGATAGATATTTATCTTATTACGATATGGAAGTTAGAGAGGATATTTACACTGAATATAAATATGAAACGGCATTACAGGTCGATCTTGTAGATATTGCAATGAATTGGGCGATGTGTGAAGATGAGAAATCGTGTAAATACCTTATTCAAAATGAATTACCTAATAAAGAAATATCAATCGGAGATTTTAATAAAGCTCTCTTGAAAATAGTAACCGTTTCTAAGGAATTTATGAAAATGTTTGAACTTGCAAACCGGGTTGAATTATTACAAACATTTGCATCCATTGAAAAAAAAATATTGAAATATGTTGCTACAAGCCAAAGTTTATATGTATAAGAGAACATAAGTTGAATCAGTGTAAATAATTAATATGTGTACAATATATTAATTATTATGTTTGTGTATTTGTTAGAATGCACTGATAATTCAACATACGTAGGCGCCACCGTCGACGTAGATCGAAGATTACGACAACATAATAAAGAAATTAAAGGAGGCGCACACGCTACCGGTATAAAAGTCGCGGCTGGAAAATCGTGGAAAAGAGTGTGTTATGTATCTGGATTTCCGGATTGGCCGTCTGCTTTACAATTCGAGTGGCGATGGAAACAATTGTCCAGAAAATTACCTCAACAAATGTTTCCTGTAGAACGAAGATTGTCTGCATTGCAAACCCTATTATATTTAGAAAAACCAACTACGAAAGCGGTTGCCTATTCTGAATGGGAAAATAAACCAGTTGTGCATATAGAAGAAAATATAGAGATATGTGCGATTTATATACAAGATGATCCAGGCTTTCCTTATTGTATTGTAAAAAATGATAACGCGTTGACCGTATAATGCGTAATTTACACATTTGAATATTTAAAAATTAGAGTTGATAATGATTTAAAGTTGTCCCGTTTTAAGTATTCAAGAGTGTATTATGTTACAACTTGTGAATAACGAAAGAACAGACAAGAATACAGTGCACTCGTATTTGCCACTATATGAGCGGTTGTTGCAACATAAAAAAGAGACTGCAACAAATGTATTAGAAGTAGGTATGTTAAAAGGGGGAAGTATTAAATTATGGCAAGAATATTTTGTAAATGCTACTGTTCACGGAGTGGATATTCTTCCTTATGACCAAATGTGGGAAGACATACAAAATAATGAACGAATTGTTTTACACACGTCGAATGATGCCTACAATGAAGTATTTTTTAAAGATACTTTTTTAGATACAGGAATAAAATTTGATTTTATGTTAGATGACGGACCTCATACACTTGAAAGTATGAAACAATTCATTACCTTATATTCACAGTTATTAACCGACGACGGAATATTAATTATTGAGGATGTTCAAGATATAGCTTGGTTGCAAATTTTAAGAAATCATACACCAGAACATTTGAAATCACATATTTATACTTATGACCTACGGTCTACAAAAGATAGATATGATGATATCGTATTTACCATTACTAAACATTTCTAAAAAATTGATTATATATTAATTATATAATTAAGTATCACTAATAAACTACTTTTTCTTTTGAATCAGCAACTATTATGGGAGAGTTTGAATCATATAGCGATGAGGAATATGGGTATGATACAGATATTATAGATAATATGTATTACGAAGATGCAGATTATGCAGAAGAAATAAAAGACGACCATACATATATTCTTGGCGGTTATTATATACCGACATACGATAAATATGTAGATAAAATTTATCTTGGTATTAGTATGTCTTGTCGTTTATTGTATAATCATAAAATTGAAGATGTGTTGTCATACTTACGCGAATATAGTGGGACGGGGGACTATTCTTTTCGGAATCGAACAACAGAAGTGGAATTAATGCAAATACATTATCATAACGAAGGACAATTTCGACATACAGTAGTAGTTATAAAAACTTTTTGGCTTCGTTTAATACAAAGAACATGGAAAAAAATAATGAAAAAGAAATCGAAAGCTATATTAAGTCGAAAGAACCCAACTCATTTACAACACAGAGAACTCACAGGCAGATTCCCCCAACAATGTTATTATACTCCTACGTTAAAAGGAATGTTACACTATTTATCCGTCAAAAATAAGAAAATAGATAATTTTGTTGACATCCAACAGTAACTTATCTCTTATACCTAACAAATCAGAATCCTTTTTTTTCGATAATATTTTGTCGATGTTTATTAAATATTCTTGAAATACATTCAACTTTGATTTTACATCTACTTGCTCTGAAATAGAAATCATAGACAGTTGTTTATTTATTCGTTTGATTTTTACATCCTCTTTTTGATTTAATTGAGATAAAAATACTCCTATGTTTGTATTTACATCTGAAATAAGTTCTCGAATTATATTTTTATTAGATGAATCACTCCAGTTATGTAACATTACTATTCCCGTCATTGTATACATAAAGTTTCGTATATTCGTTGTTTTTACTTTGAGAACCTTTTTCTTCTTGTATGACATATTTTTTTTTGGATTTATTTTTTTCGTTCTATTCATATATATTAAATAAAGATAAAACATTGCACAATGATGGATGTTTCTTATGAATATATTGATACGTTTGTGCTAGATGCTTCGTTTCATTCTCACTCTTTCGATGATTATCGGAATTCTTCTTTTGATGTAAGTGACGAAGAAGTTATTAATGCATTCAAATATCACTCAGATAGTTCTCTTAGTTTATCAAGTTGCGAAAATGTAAGTGAAAAAAACAATACACAACGTAAAACAAGCGATGATTATATTAAAAAACCATATTTATTTGAACGGTTACGGCCATTGCAACATAAAAGAAGAAAACGTGATGCTTCTATTATTATTGAAGGAAAATACGAAACACTCGACAATAGAACGCCAACGCCACCAATATTTAATGCATTGAAACAGTTGTTTTTTGGCTCAAAAAATTGATATAAACACATATAAAGAATTATATTAACTACAATTATGAGACTTACACGATACTTATACAACACCCTGGAGGTAAAACATAATGTGCTTCTGTCTATTTTTAGACATCAAAAAGAAGCTACTTTGTTTTGGGTATCAGAACTATTTTATTCTGGATTAGAAGAAGAATTGAAAGAAATACTGCTGAATACGTTCGAAAATTGTTACGAAAACGACAAAATACTACGAGAACATTTGAGAACTTTTAAGAAAAAGATATTGAGTAAGGTTGTTACCACCAGGCTGTGTGCATATGCAACATTTGCTTCTACAATGTGTTATCATAAGTTTGACTTATCTACATTTGTAAAAAAGTATTTTGAAATTGATGTGGTTCAACAAGAGTATACTTTTGAAAATCATACAGAAAGTTTGATAGAAATCAAAAAAGAGAACATTAAACAATATATTCCCGAAAAAAATGATCACAACTGGAAGATTTTAAAGAATGTTTGTGCATTTCCTATTAATAAAGAATATGCAAAAATATTTACATCAGAATTTCAAGAATATGGAGAACTTAAACAACTATTGTCCAACAAATGGTTGTATTTTTGTAAAGAAACCCCCATTTGGAAGACGCGTATTGAAGAATGCGATGGGAGTGTAGATGACGAGAGAGAAGTTATTACTTTTGAAGACGACGATAATTTTGACGAATTTTATAGTAAATGGAACTATGAACCGGATGAACAACCTGTATCTGTTATGAATACTTTGATTGGACCACCAACTATACAATATAAAACACTCCAAGACTTTTTGCAAGAATTTCATTTAACAGAAGTAATTGAAAATTATATTGCATTGAACGCAACAGACAAACAACAACCGTGCTACTACCAAACAAAATGCCAGGATATTCTTGTAGAATGGTTCAAAAGCAATTCAAATGAAACAACGGAGGTTGAGCTATTAGATAATAGCGTAAATATTGCACATACGAATCAAACATATCCTACTTTTCCTATTGCAAAACTTCATAAAAAATATATTTGGCAAACAAAACAATCCTATGTTGATGATCTTATCAATTCAGCTTGGTTATCCAAATTTAATAATATGAAAGATGTCACTGAAGAAAACATAAAAGATATTTCTTATATAGAAGACCCACTGGCGACAATTGATTTGGTTGTTTACATAAATAAAAGGTTCGTTGGATTTGATATAGTATATCCAGGATACGAAAATGTTCCAAAGAAAAAAATTGAACTATTAAATAAATGTAAAGTAACAGATTATTATCAGATAAAAGCCGAATGGATTTTATCTAAAAGTAAACACACAACTCAGTTAGATGCATTAAAATTATTATAAACACGCTAATAATATCTCTCGTTGTTCGTCAGTTAAGCTTTCTGGAAAATGTATATTAAACTCTATCAATAAATTTCCAGTAGTATTTTCTCTATTCATACCATATCCCGTAGCTATTTTCACATATCCGGGATTTATTACATTAGGATTTTCGATGTTATTTAATCCTATTTTTTTACCACTTAAATGCATAATTTCAAGACGAAATCCGGTTAATGCTTCCTTTAATGTAATACTATGCGTATAATGAATATCCAATCCTCTTCTTTTAAAATAGGGATGGCTTCCTATTCCAATAATTATTTTAATACCGCCACACATTCCGTTTATCGTATTCCCCTTATCGCGAATATCGATGGATTCATTTTCATCAATTCCAGGAGGTATCGTAATATAAATAGTTTCCGTTTTAGTTTCTTGTTCATCGTGTTGAACTACTACATACGAAAGTTCTACAGGAACCGTAATCCCTTTATAACTGTCTTCGAGTGAAATAATTACTTTCTTTTGTATTTTACTTGGTCTTTGTATTTGTTGAAAAAGATTTGTATGAAACGGATTACTTCCTGGCATCTGTGAATTAGTAAATATACGAACATTAGGCTGCCCGGGCATTCCTCCAGGCATTCCTCCAGGCATTCCTCCAGGCATTCCTCCTTGCATTCCATTAAACATCATATTAAAGATATTATTAATATCTTGAAAATCAGCACCTGGGTGCCCGGCGTGTCCAAATGGATTTCCTCCGTGTTGCCTTTCCATATCATATTGCCCCTTTTTTTCTTTATCTCCCAGTATTTCATATGCTTCATTAATCTGTTTATATTTATCTATTGCAGACTCTTCCTTATTTCGGTCTGGGTGATATTGCAATGATAAATTCCGATAGGCTTTCTTAATCTCTCCCTCAGATGCGTTTTTTTCAACTCCCAGAATATTATAATAATCTGGTTGGTCCATATTATTATGTAACGAATTTATTTTATATATTATTTTATTAAAATGTTATAAAAAAATGATAGAATACTTATGAATGAATAAGAAGCAACTTACTTTTATTAGCAAATACAAACCTTACTTTTTGAAAGATTTTTATATGGAAGACACGTTGTTTAGTATGATACAAAAATTTATTTACATTGATTATATTCAAATACTCTTTGTAGGAAATTCGTGTTCTGGGAAAACCAGTTTATTGGACGCTATCGTTCGTGAATATTATGAATTAACAAGCACTCAATCATTCCCAGAACACAATATTATGTATGTAAATAATTTGAAAGAACAAGGCATTCAATATTTTCGAAATGAAATGAAGACATTCTGTCAATCCCACAGTATTGTCAAAAACAAGAAGAAGATGGTTATTATTGATGACATTGACATTATCAATGAACAAAGTCAACAGGTTTTTCGCAATTATATCGATAAGTATAAGCATACTATTCATTTTGTATTTGCTTGCACTAATTTACAAAAAGTAAATGAAAGTATTCAATCAAGAATACACATTGTTGAATTACCTAATGCTAACACAGACCAAATTCAAACTATTATGAATACAATTAGTGAAAAAGAATGCCTTATTATTGATAGAGAATCTCAAGAATATCTATTGTCTATCGCTAATGGTTCTATCCGTCTATTGATCAATTATTTAGAAAAAATATTTATATTGAATCGACCTATAGATATAAATTTATGTAAATTTTTATGTTCACGGATATCACAGCATAAATTTGATGTATATATACAATATTTACGGGAGAAAAATATAAAAGAAGCTGTTCTAATTATGTACGAAATAAATGATTACGGATATTCAGTAATTGACATTTTAGACTATTTTTTTGAATATGTTAAAAACACTTCGTTATTGATTGAAGATGAAAAATACAACTTAATTCCTTATATTTGCAAATATATTAGCACTTTTTATAATCTACACGAACATAATATTGAACTCTCTTTATTTACAAATAATATTATGAAATTATTGTAATTCAAAATGTATTAAAGTGTATTTACATTATTATCTAATGAGTCAACAATGTACACAACCTACTACAGAAGTGTTTACTCCTGACACAGTTGTAAAACGTGTTTTACATAAATATATTAATCGCGCGAAAATAGGAAAAGAAAAATATGGCCATACGCTTGACCGGAAGGATTTGTCAATAGAAGATTGGATTACACATTTGCAAGAAGAATTAATGGACGCTACATTATATTTAGAAAAATTAAAACAAGAATGTGAAGAAGTCGAAGAAAAAGTAAGGAATACAGTTTCTCAGTGTTCTCTTTCATAAATCGTATTATATTATAGTAAATAATCTAATAAAATAGTATATGTTTGGATTTCGTTTTTTTGGCAATCGCAAAACTCAAGAACAAAAACCTACCGTGTTTGACGAAAAAGCTATGAATGAAGCGACTGCTGCTAAGGATGCTGCTAAGGAATCTGCTGCTAAGAGGGCTGCTGAAGATGAGGCTGCTAAGGAGGCTGTTGCTAAGAAGGCTGCTGAAGAAGAGGCTGCTGCCAAGAAGGCTGCTGCCAAGAAGGCTGCTGAAGAAGAGGCTGCTGCCAAGAAGGCTGCTGAAGAAGAGGCTGCTGCCAAGAAGGCTGCTGA